ACGGCTTTGAACAAGGACACGGCTACTCCTTCAGGAAGAGCGCACGCTCAGCAGCGCGGCGGCGCACAAGTCCCGGCAATTTTACCCCTTGTGCATAGACCCAGCGTGGGAATTGATCGGCTGCGCCTTCGTAGTCGCCAGCCAGCAGGCGGCGGCGCAGTGTGCTGATCTCAAGGTTTCCCGGCCCGGCGTTGAAACTGAAGTCCACCAGCGCGGCGAACATCCCCGGCGTCATCTCCACCGGGCACAGGGACCACACCGCTCGCGCGTGCTTGGCGAGATCCTCGTTGCACCATTCGTCCGCCTCGGCCCGCGTGATGGGGTGATAGCGGCTCAGGGACTCCCACTTGTTGCGACTCAGCAGCCTGCCCCAGCCCTGTGTCGGAAAACCTACAGGGTCGTGGTACGGGTAGATCAGGCCATCCTGACCCACCCGGTGCAGCCCCTCGAACTCATGCGCGAGGTCGCGGGCAAGATGCAACCAGCGGCCCAAGGATCACCCCGCACGCTTGTCATTCTGGGTGCTGCCGCCGAACGCCGCCCGCATCGTGCGCTGGCCGAAGTAGTAGCCCAACACCAGCAGGAGCACTGCCCAGTCCTGATCGGACCATGTGGCGAGAATCGCGGCTTCCTTGGTGGTGTTGGCGGCGAGCGACTCAAACAAAGTCCACTTGTAGACCATGTAGAACCCGAACGCGGCATAGGTGATGACGGGCCGCACCATGCCGAGGATGAAGTCCAACAGCGCGAACAGATAAAACACCGGCACGATCACCACCGCGCCCCAGCGAGTGTCCGTCACCCATTCCTTCGCCGCGTCCAGCAGTTGCACCCCGAACGATTGCTGCGGCGTGCGCAGCGTCTTCATCTCGGCAATGTCTGCTGTCGCGCTGATCTGCTCCATGCGCCACAGGTGCTCCTGCGCACCCTGCTCAAGCCGCAACTTCATCAGGGCAAGCTCGTGCGCGTACTCCTGCTTGCGCTCGAACCACTTGAACACTTGCGGAACGAGCGGCCCGAGGAAGCCCGTGATGAAGGAGAGGATCTCAAGCATGGATTACTCCACAGGGGCTAGGCGCTTGATGAACGCTTGGATGTCACCGTAGAACTTCTTGGTGCCGATGTGCGCGCAGGTCATACGCGGGTCGAGCCAGCAGTCGAACCCAAGCTCCGCGAGCTTCTTGAAGAGCACGGTGTCCTCAGAATACAGCACGCCGTCCACGATCTGGACATCACACACCATGCGCCGCACGCGCCCTTCGTTGGCGTATTCCGGGCTTGCCTCCCAAAGCGCAGTAAATGCCTTGCGGCTAAGGCGTACGAACCCGGTGCCCAGCGCGTCGACCTTGATCAGGCCGTTCTCGTGCACCGTCAGGTCGCGGGTCTTGGTGACATAGATCTCGGCATCGTCGGTCTTCTTGCGCGCTGTGCCACCCACGACATCCTCTGGGCGGGCGAGCAGTTCCATGACCCAGTGCGGGTTCCACTCCATGTCGGAGTCGATGAAGATCATGTCGTCGTACTCGCCCTCGACGGCAATACCGAAGAGGTCGTTGCGCGCCCGCTGGATCAGCGCGTCGTAAGACATGAACACCGGATGCACGAAGATGTTGCTTGCCTGCGCGATGCGCACGGTGTTGATGAGCGAGTTCGTGTACCAGACATCCAGCCGACCATCGTAGGCCGGCGTGGCGATCAGGACGTTGCGCTGGGGGAGTTCCTCAGACATACGCCTTGCCTGCGGCAATCGCGGCGTCCACGGCAGTCATGTCTTCATCGGTCCAGTATTCCTTGACACGCATCAGTTCGAGGTGCGCGACGTTGCGACCGACTGCATCCTTCTTTTCCTGCTCGCTTGCCCCCTTCATCTGCTGGCCCGCGATGATCGCGTTGATGAGCCAGACGCTGTCGCCCAGCGCGCTGTACTGCTGAGCGATTTCTTCGGGGGTAGGGGTATCCATCACTTTGCTCCTTGAAGTTGCGCGACTTGCGCTTGGAGAGATTGAACTTGTGCCGAGAGATCTTGAATCGCTTTCACCAGCACGGGCAGCAGTTTGCCATAGCCGGCTTCCAGCTTGTCGGGGTTGCTTGCGTACACAAGACCGGGGATCTCGGTCTCGGTGGCTTCCTGCACCTCCTGCAGATCCTGCGCGATGAATCCGGTATCGGGCACGCCGACCTTGCCGCCGTCGCGCATGGCCCATTCAAAAGCCACAGGACGCAGTGCGTTGACGAAATCCAACCCCGCCGGCAGGGGGCGCACATTGCGCTTGTCCCGTGCATCCGAGAGCGCGGTGATCGTGGTGACCTGCGCGCGGATGGTCGCGATACTGCTGTTGCCGAGCGTGATCTCGTTGGAGACCGTGGCGCTGGACGATGCAGCGTTGTAGCCGATGATGGTGTTGTTGGAGCCGGTGGTCAGGTTGTTGGTGCCAGAATTGCCGGCGTTAGCGCCAAGAAGGGTGTTTTGCGTACCAGTAGTAATCGCAGAGCCGGCGAAACATCCAACTGCAGCGTTATTATTACCAGTAGTAGCTTGCGACAAAGCCGAGCGTCCAACGGCAACATTCTCAATTCCGGTTGAGTTGACGCTAAGCGCCAAATAGCCTACAGCCGTGTTTGAGTAGCCCGTGGTGTTAGCTGCTAACGCGCGACCCAACGCGGTGTTTTCGTACCCAGTCGTATTGGCCCCTAGAGCGGTAAAGCCGACGGCTGTGTTTGAGTATCCGGTAGTATTGGCGTCAAGGGCCGTCGCTCCCACAGCTACGTTATCAACGCCGGTGGTGTTTGCTTCAAGTGCACGGCGCCCAACTGCGACGTTATTAGTGCCTATTGTGTTAGCGGCAAGCGAGCCTGCGCCAAAAGCAGTATTATCATTGCCGGTAGTATTGGAATCCAATGCTTGATAGCCAAAAGCTACATTTTGCGATCCGGTCGTGTTGGCGTAAAGCGCCTGATGCCCTACGGCAGCGTTATTGCTGCCAAAAGTGTTCGTTCGCAGTGCCTCGTTGCCTACGGCAGTATTATAATTGCCTGTAGTGTTTGAGAACAGCGCTTCATTGCCGGTCGCCGTGTTGTAGTCGCCAGTAGAAGATGTAAGTGCGGCGCGCCCTACAGCCGTGTTTCTACTTCCGGTGGTATTTGCACCAAGAGCTTCGCTGCCCAGCGCGGTGTTGTACACGCCGGTTGTATTGGCATCCAGCGCTTGGTACCCAAGCGCTGCGTTATCTTGGCCTGACGTATTCGCCTTGCCCGCCTGATACCCGATGAACGTGTTATTCACCCCGGTAGTCGAGTTCCCCGCCTCAAAGCCCAGCGAGGTCTCAAACGGCGTGGCCGAGTCGGTGTCGCCCAGCAGCGAAGCGCCAGCAGCCGCAGAAGTCCAAGTCGTGCCGTTGCTCGTGAGCACGTTGCCCGACGCGCCGGGGGCTACGAAGAGCGGAGCGGAAGTGCCATTGCCGAGGATGACGTTGTTGGCCGTCAGCGTGGTTGCACCCGTGCCGCCGTTGGAAACGGGTAGCGTGCCAGAGACATGCGTGGTAAGGCCGATCTTGCCGTAGGAAGGTGCTACCCCTACACCGCCCGAAATAAGCGCGTTGCCCGTTGCGACATCGGCCAGCTTGGACAGTGCAGTGGTGGTCGAGGCGAACAGGAGGTCACCGACGGCATAAGAAGACTGCCCGGTTCCGCCGTTAGCGGCCACCAGCGTGCCTGCGACTGAGACCGCCCCGGAGGTCGCCGTAGCTGGAGTCAGGCCCGTGGTGCCGAACGTGATCGTCGTGACGCCCGTTGCCGAAGGCGTGGCCGAAGTCCAAGTCGTGCCGTTGCTGGTCAGAATGTTTCCGTTTGTGCCGGGAGCCACAAATTGCACAGGCGAGGCGCCATTGCCGAGGATCACGTTGTTGGCGGTCAGCGTGGTTGCGCCAGTGCCTCCCTGCGCCACCGTAATCGTGCTCAAAGGAAGCGTAGACGCCACCTTTGCAAAGTCGGAACCGTTCCACGCAACAACACAGCGCTCGCCAGCAACAACCGTTACACCCGTGGTCGGCCCCGCACCTCGCAGAACAATCGACTGTGTCCCGCCCGTGGAGTTGATAACCACATAGACTTTGGTTCTTGCCGGCGCAGTGATATTTCGCGTCAGCGTACCCGTAGCCGTCCACAAAATGACCGCTTGGCGTGCTTGATTGGTCGCACCTGTTGTGTCAGTAAGTGTTACGTCAGCATCCGTGCTGAGCGTAGTCGTTCCGGCTACAGCGGAATCCAGCAGCGTCGTGATAGCGTCATTTACCGTCTGCCCCCATGTGCCGGTAAGATCGCCCGTGACCGGCAGCGCGAGTCCAAGATTTGCAGTGTATGTCGTCATGGCAGTCGAATAAGCGCAGAAGTTGCTGTGGGGGCAGGCATTGCGACAACAAAAGGTACGCTGGGGGTCGCTACCTTGTCAGCGCCGAAATCCAGCACCGCGATGCTTGGATTGGTTGTTCCGTTGTCCAGATAGATCAACGCCCCTCGCGCGACAAACGACGCACCTGTCCAAGTTGCATCGCTGAACCCGAAGAACGCGGTCGTGCCCGTTGAGGTTGGCGCAGTGGTGACCGTGATGATCGTTCCACCTGCTGTATAGCCGGTACCCGTAATCTCGCCAGAAGCGGTGTACCCTGTGGTGCTTGCGCCGATATTCGCTGTGGCCGTGTACAAAGCCATCCGGTAAGTGCCGGCGTTGAAGTTGAACGATGCTGTAAGCAGTCCAACCTTGAACGACGTTGTGAGGGTTTGTGCGATGGGCATATCACCTCACCGGGGTTTTTTGGAAGCCTGACCGGTACTGGTCTTGCTTTTCTGCCCCATCGCCCAGCCTCTTGGCAAGCAACAGCGCTTCCTTGTACTTGTCGTCGTACAGCTTGATCAGATCTGCCTCGCCCTTGAGGAAAACGTAACATTCGACAAGCGCGCCGTAGAGCAGCACGGTGTCCATGTTGTCCCCGAGCCATGTGCGCCCACTTACCGCCGTCGTGATCGACTCGGGGTAGTGGTAGTACTCAAGCGGGAGACTGTAGGCGAGATCTGGCGTCGGTCCCAGAATGAACCGAAGCTCCTTGGCGTCAGACTGATCTACGCCGTAGATGCCGTACACCTTAGGCAACCCCGTAGCCGCGACCGTCGGATACGTCTCTCGGATGAAGCTGGGGTCTTTGTTCAGCAGGTAGGTGTACACGCCCGAAGCAGGAACGACTGCCAACGAGTGCGCTGAAAGGAAGTCCGAAGGGCAGGTGATGTACGGCGACCCGATGACCGCCGTAAGCGTCGTGGCTTTCCGAGATGCCGCAAAATTGACCGTCTGGTAGATGCGCTGCTCCGCCTGCTTGATGCAGGTGTTCACATCAACCGTATCGAAGGTGTTCTCTAGGAACCCCTGAATCGCTGCGACAAGCTCGGTATAGGTCATATCTTACGCCATCGGCCCACGCGCCATGGTGCCCTTGGTAGCGGCCCCGGTACCGCGAATCTTGATGCCCGATGTCTTGATCTCAGGACACGGTTTGTTGGAGTACGCGCCAACGCTAACGCGCATGTTCTGCAGCGTGGGTTCTGCCGGCTGTTTGGTCTTGGCCATTATTTTCCCACCTTGCCTTGGTTCTTGACACGAGCCATGTTACGGCCCATTTGCTGTGCCATCGCGGACGTGACACCGCCCTTTGCCATCTTGTGCATCCGCTGCTCGTGCTTCTTGACTTCGGCCGATGCGACCTTTTTCATCTTATCCATGTGGACCTCCGTGACTACGATATCGTTACTGTACCGAGTTCTGCGCGGCTCACCAAGTAGTTTGGCGTCAGCCCGTCATCGTTGGCTCTAGGGCCCCCTACCGGCGCCCATCCCCACTGCGTGATGCGGCTCCCGTCGCCGGGGTTGCCGAGCACGTTGAGCCCCGAAGAGACGTAGCTTCGATCCGGGCGGGGGTTGCGCACGGCTTGAGGGTCTTCAATCGGGAAGGTGCCCAGAAGCAGCTGAGGGTGACTGGCCTCCCAGCACTCCCGACACACCATGATGTTCACTTGCGTGAACTTGATTGTCAGTTGCTTAAGTTGGCGCAGCTTAAAGCGAAACCCACACCTGTCACACTCCGCAATAGAGTGTCTGGCTGATGCGAACGGCTGGGGCATACATCATCTCCCCAACGGCGAAAAGCGCGGGATAAATCGCACCGACGCCTTCTCCCGGTCCTCGTCAGACGCAAGCTGCCACGCTTCGTCGTACTGCGCCTTAAGCATCTGGACGCGATCCATGCTCTCGGGCCGCTTGATTGCAAGGTAGTACGCCAGCCCCGCCACCATGCAGGGAATGAAGCGGAAAGGCACGTCCATCGTGTTGGTGCCGTTGCCTGCGTCTTGAATGCGGCGAAGCCGCCAGTAGACCAGCGTGTAAGTCTGTGACGTGTCTGGCACCGGCCACAAAGTGACCGTGGGGACATCCACACCCCGCTTGACGAAATACTGAAGAGGGCGCGCTTGCTGCAGCTTGTTTGGCAGCGTCGAGTAGGTCGAAACGCTGATGCGAGAGATGGCGATATCTGTCTGGTTGGAGACGGAACCTGCGTTGGTACGAATCACCGCCTCCATGATGTCCACGGTATCCGCCGGCAGCGGGTATGCTGCCGTTCCGGGCGTGAGCACTTGTGACAGTTGCTCAAACGTGAACATGTTGAGCCCGCGATTGGCCCAATCTGCAAACAAAAGGTTGAGACTTCGACGGGCGGAGCGCATGTCATAGCCCGTGCGAATCTCGAAGCCAGCACGCTCCCCTGCCTCTTCGACTAGCTCAACAAGGTCTAAGTCAAATAGGGTGGTGCCGGATGTAGTCATGCTATCTCTTCGCAGTCTTTGCCGACTGCACGAACGCTTGTGCCGTCGGCGCACCGGGGGCGCCGGGCTTGCGCATCTTTTCGCCGCTACCGGCAGCGATACGCTTACGCTTGGCGTGAATGTTCTCGTACAAGCCGCCTTTGGCCAACATCTTGACAGGCTCAGTGCCGTCACGCTTGACCACTGTACGCGGGCGCTTAGCCGGGGCAATCGCGCCCATGCCACGGCTCGGCCGCATCAGATGTACCTGCCTTTCGTCTTGCCCCGCGAAGCAATCCCATCCGCCGAGCGGACATAGCCGCCCTTCTTGAACGCACCCCCATCGTCGGACATCCGCATCTCGTCGTCATCGCGCGGGGGCTTACGCTTAGGCGGCTCCGCGCGAAGTTTGCCACCCTTGCCACCGGGTCCACGAGAAGGCGTAGCGCGCATCGACGCACGCGGCCCTTCAAGCTGCGCAGCGGCGCCACCAGACCCCGGGCGTGGGGTCGGAGACGGCAGCAGCCGCGAAGGCGCGGGTTCCGCAGGAGGCGGCAAACGCCGCCCTGCAGGCCCTGCAAGCTCAGGCGCCATACGCGTAGGCTCGCCGCGCCCAAGGAACCGCGCTACCGGGGCCGTGTTTGCCAGCGCACGCCCCGTAGAAGCCCCTGCAGCCGCTCCACGCAGTGCGCGGAGGGGCGGCATCATCGCCTCAGGCTCCACGCGCTCCAGCGCCTGCGCACGCTCCATGCGTTGCATACGTTCAAGGTCTTTGCCCGATGCGGCGGGAGTCTCAGGCGTGCTACGCCGGCTCAGCCGTGCAGTCTCATCGCCCGTATCAGTAGGCGCAGCGGCACGACGACCGGCAGGACGGCTGGCAGGACGAGCCTGTTTTTCGCCAAACTGCTCATCGATCTGCGCTCGCATAACCGCATCGCGCGCCCGTCGGTAGATGTCCGGGTCGCTCTGAGCGAAGCGACCCCCTTCAGGTACATCCCCGCCTTCTTGGTACCGCTTCGCTTTCATGGTTCACCTCAGCAGGTTTTGCCGCCGCCAGCCATCTTGACTTGTTTGGCCTTGGTCTTGCCCTTCTGAGCAACACCGTCAGCAGCACGAACGTAGCCGCCATTGGCAAAAGGCTTACCCTTGGCCTCCGCCATCTCGTGCCTGATCATCGATTTCGGAGCGCCCTTCTTCTTCATGAAGGCCACTTCCTTCTTCATCATCGCGGGAGATTCTTTCATCTCAGACTCCTTAGCGGCACCGCCGCCAGCTTTGTGTTCAGCAAACTTCCTACCCACCGACTGGGGGATACCCACTTTCTTGGCGAACGCGGGGTTGTGCGCCACGCCTTGCATCAGTCGCTTCTGCTTCTCGCTTGCGTACGGCATCACTCACGCCCCGTAAGTTTGCGCACAGTGTCCGTCTCCCAGATGCGCAGTCCGGTCCAGACGATTGTGAAAAGCGCTGCAACGGAAGGCAGAATGTCCACAAGTGCTCCAATCACTGTTGCGACTGACAGCACATCGAGAATCTGCTTCCCTACTTCGTGATCGCTCGCCGTGTTCATGTCAGCAGTTCCACGCCCGCAACGATTTGTTGATCCTGCTATTGGGGTCACTTGCCGTCTTAGCAGAAGTCAACTTTCGTTTCATACCTTTCATTCTGGCACAGAACGAGTCGCGGCGTGAGCCCCCTTCAGGCTGAGGGGGCTTCAAGTTCATGCCCTGCGCTTTCGCAGAAGCACGCCCTTTGGCGTTCAGCCCGCCTTTAGGGTTCTGGCCTTCCTTGCGCTGCCATGCTGGCGTCTTTGCCACATCAGGCTCCCATGCCTTGAAGTTGGGCAATCGTGGTCTGCGTGTCGCCGATCTCTACATCAAGTCGGGCAATAGCATCAGCATCGCCGATAGCCACCGCATCCGCCCGCTGCCCATTTAGGTAAGCAAGCCTAGACTGCGCCAGCTTGAGTAGATCACTGAGTGTCATCACTACACCAGCGCGATAAGTTCTTGCGAGATAGTGGACAGATGCGCTTGCAGCAAGATCACATCGTACTTGTCAGTACCGTCGATGGCGGCGTATGCGGCCATACGAGACCCAAGTGTCGCTGTGCCTGATTGCAGAAAATCTGTTGGTGTGTGCGGACTAAGCACGCGGTTCTTCACATCGAAGCGATACAACTGATTAACCGCCGATGCCACATAGACGTTCATGTAGCAGAACCGCCCCTCGCCGCCGTAAGGCGCATACGCACCGGTTGTGCCCGCGCCTGTGGTCAATGCGCCGTCGTAAACAATCGCACCGCTCCAAGCCCCGGTAGTGCCACCGGCAATGTCGAGCACATCCAGCGCAGATCCGCCACGGAAGAAGTAGCAGAAGCTGTGCCGCGCATTTCGCGCGGGATCAGGCTGGATACCGAAGCTAGGCGTCCACAAACACCCCGCTGCGTTAGCGCCGGGGCCAACCCCAAAGTACGTCGTGGACCACGCATTGGCTGCGATGTTGTTTGTGCCGTTGTTGATTGTTGCGTCGGTGTAGTTGTAGGTGTAGACGGTTGTCGTCGCAGACGACCGCAACAGCAGCAGGTTTGGTAGCTCGATGACGTACTTGGCGCTGCTGCTTGGCTGAAAAGTCCACGCAGTGCCAAGGGTGTACACAGGGCTTGGGCCCGCCGTGTGGCTTGCGATAATGCGCCGCTGCCCAACCGCTGCAGGCGTCACCGTGTCCTGAACGATACGGATCTGAAAGTTCCGATATTCGTTTGCCAACACAACCGCGTCGCCAAGAGAAGCTTGGCCCGTCAGCGTAGAAGCACCGGAGGCGGTGGCCGTCAGGGCTTTACGTGTGGTGATGTTGGTGTCGTACGTAAACCCACCCAACACCATACCTTCGCCGGGGTTCATGTCATATGGCGTGTACTGCTCATCCAACGCCAACATGTTGGAATCAGTGCTGATCGTGGCAGGAAGGTTCGTGTTAGTAAGCGACGTAAGGGTGTTCGTCGCTACTTCGAAAGAGCGGAAAATCGTAGCCGCCAGCGCACCCGCCGACAGCATCATCACACGTCCAGACAACAGTTCGTAGCGTGAACCAATTGCTGGGGTGAACGTCAGCGGGTTGTCCAGCGTGAGGGTGGGTGTTGACGATGCGGTATTGCCGACAATAAACCGCTCTTCCGTTTTGCCAACGCTCGTATCAATGACGCGGAGCTTGAAGCCGTAGTCGCCGCTGCCGCCCCGATTAGCCAGCATGTTGAGGCCCACCGCCGTCGGGAGTGCAGTGGTCAGCGGCACCGAAGTCGTTGTAGCGCCGGCAGCAATCGTGCCAACCGCTGCAAAAGACGGCACGAACACAGACGCTGCGCCCGCACCAAAGGTGCCGCCGAGACCGGGGTTAACCGCTAGCGTCCACGCTTTGGTGATGATGTTGTAGCGATTGAGAATCGCCGCGCTGATCAGGTTGTAGGCAAACGGGTTGCGGCTCAAGTCGCTGCGCATGTCTGCGCACATGCTCGTTGCCGCCGCATGCGCATTAGGCGAAGGTGCGACCTGCGCCCAAATAAGCCTATCGATGACTTTTTTGAAATTGTTAGCCATCGCGTACGCCTAAGAAATTCGCGCCCTTACGCAGTTAGCCCACGCATCCAGATTTGTCTGGTTGATTAGCATGGCCCCGTTACGTCCATCGATATTGGTCAAGCCCGTCACCGTCGTCACCGTCGTCACCGTCGTCACCGTTGTTACGGTCGTCACAGTGCCAGATTCAATAGCCGCTGTTACGCGCTGACGTTGCGATGCACGGTCGTACCCTTGCGGGGCAGAAAGCGCGTTGATGATGCGGGAAAGCTGAAGGTGCGCATCTTCGTCATGCACCGGCACAACAACATCTGTGGAAGTCCCCGAGATCTTTACAGGGGATACCGTTACATCACCCGTGGGCGTGTAAGAAGTCCACGCAGGGATAGCAAAAGCACCGGGAGTGCCCGACCCCGTATCACGGTAGACGAACAGTTGCCCGGTGCTGTCGACGAAGACAGTATCTGACAGTGACCCGCCACCTCCACCACCCCCACCCCCCGTAGTAGGCAACGGATTACCCGAATTGATCGGGTTACCGTCCTCATCGAGGAGGGCTGTGCGGAAGTCTACGATGCCCGTCATTGCGATAGCTCAGCAATGTGCTGCTTGTGCAGCGCAATAAGACGATCACGTTCTGCCGCCAGAGCTTTCTTCTGCTCCGCCAGCGTGGCCGCTGCGCGATCCAGTTCAGCCGCACGAACATCAAACGCCGCTACCCGCGCGGCCAACTCATCTGCCGCTTGATTGAGCGCCTGCTCTCGTTTGGCAACTGCCGCGACCTGCTCTGCTGCGTCCGCTTCCAGCTTCTGCGCAGCGGTGGTCATCTGCGCAGCTTTCACTTTTGCAGTGTCCACGACATCTTTGGCAGCGGCCTTAGCTTCTTGCTTGGTCTTCGCAGCGTCTTGCTTGGCTTCCGCCAACTCCTTGGCAGCGGCGGCGCGATCCGCGTCAACCTGCTCGCGCAGGGTAAGGATCTCAGTTGCCGGCCCTACGAGTGCCAAGACCTTGTTGTACTCGTCAGTTGCCTGCTGCAGCGCAGCCATCTTGTCAGCGTAGGCCGTCGGGTCCGCCAACAAAGACAACATCTTGAAGGTCTTGGCAACGTCGTTGTCGGGCGCTGCTCCGCTAATTCCCGTGGCGATCATACCCCCGGACCTCCGGCCTGAATGATGGTCAGCCGCGTTGTGCCGGTACCAGAGTTCATCACCAAACGCACCCCTCGAACAGGGTACGCGATGTTGGAATCCAGACTACCAGCTTGCGAGGTAAGGCTAGGGTGATTAACCCAGTTACCGCTTGCGGGATCGTAGCCGGGAGCGAACACATCGTCAAAGGTGTACTGCACGGTGTAGTTCACCGTGCCCGTGACCGTGACACCCAGCGCGATGTTGAACGGCGACATGTAGTGGTCCAGCGGACACACGCTGGACGTACTAGCTGCACCGCTGAGCGTGAAAACTACTGGACGCATTGTGCCTCCTCAATCGTGCCTAAGCACGATCAGTAGCTGCTCGGGGCGGGGACTTGTGCGCCGTTGTCAAGACGCTGCTGATAGACCACCGTGATCGCGATCTGGCCTGCCGTCGGGTTACCCGTGGTGGCAGTGAAGGTGGCCTGCACCGGAACATCGACCGTTCCGATGTTGTCGAGCGCCGCGACTTTGCCCGAGATGGCCGTGTCGACTGTGGCCTGCGTCACACGCGCCACCGCAGTGCCGGTGTTGAACGACGCCGCGAATTCAGCAGCAGACCCCGACTTGCCGATCTGCACGCCGACCTGCGTCACACCACCGCCCGAAATGGTGGTCAGCACTTCAGGGATGAAGTTCAGGATCTTGGAACCGGCCGGGAGGGTGAAAAGCGTCTGTGCGACCGGGGCGGCGGTCAGCGCAACACCAGAGACGTTGACGTACGCCGTGCGCGACAGGGTGACGAGGCCGGTGTTCTCACCGGGTGCGTAGCGGACGGTGCCGGCACGAACCGGCCCGGAAATGGTGGCGAAGCCCATGGCTTGTCCTCAGTCTGCGCCCGCCGTCTTGAGGAAAATCTGCCGAGTCAGTCGACGGGCTGTGATAGGTCTCGGTTAAACCAAGGCTAGCATAAAAGAAACGGCCCCACAAGGGGGCCGTTTGTGCTGCTACTTCGTGTTGCTTAGCTCGAACCGGGCGAGCCGTAGATGCCCAGCGGATCGCTGACGCCGAAGCTGTAACGCTCACGGGCCTTGTAGCGAACATTGCCGGTATCGAAATCGCCGTCCATGCTGGTAGACAGCTTGGTGCGGACGAAGTGCTTCATACCGTTAGGCACGTCCGTGGTGAGGAACCACGCATTGCTGTCGGTCAGGAAGTGGTTGACCGTGTAGCCGCCGGGGATCGACCCGTTGTTCTTCAGCGCGTTGATGTCGTTGTCCGTGGTGCCGACGCGCAGGTTGGTTTCCAGCAGTCGGGTGGCGACGAACATCAGGGCCGGCGGGATGATCAGCTTCTTCGGCTTGGCAGCGATCAGCAGACCCTTCTCGTCCGTCCACGCCGCGATCTGAATGACTGCCGCTTCGAGCGAAGTCTCGTTCAGGTCCGCCGCCGTAGCAGGACGATTGCTGTTGACGCCACCGGACACGAGCGGGTGGGCCGTGCTGAACAGGCTGACACCATCGCCGTAGACCACGGTAGACGAGAAGCCTTGGTTCAGCAGATTGGCCGCTTTGACCTGCTTGGTGTAGGCCATACCACGGGCCAGCGCCTTGGTGTACCGGGCACTGAGGCTGTCGTAGAGGTTGTCCTCCACAGCTTCCTCGGTGATCGAGAAACCGAGCGCGATGGTCTCGTGGTTGTAGCGAGCAGTCCACGCTTCCTGCGCGTTGTCGTACTGGATCGCGGAGCCTTCGGCCTTGACCGGCGCTGCACCGAAACCGGCCAGCTTGGTCTCTTCCTCGAAGCTACGTTCCGAAGACTCGGTTTCGTAGATCTCCTTGTGCTCCTCGCCGTAGCGAGCGTACTCCAGACCGAACAGCGCGTTAAGCCCCGGCAGGAGTTCCTTCAGCAGTTGGGCACGGGTAATTGCCATGATGAATTCTCCTCAGATGCCGGTTGCGAACTCGTAGGAGTGGTAACCGGAGTTCCACTTCACGAGGACTTCGGGGTAGCCGACGAAAGTCAGCGTGGTCGCGGTAGCGATGGTCACCGACTTGGAGATCGTCACCGTCGTGCCGTTCACGTTGGTCACGGTGCAGTAGTCGCCCGGACGCGCATTGGTCACGTTGGGAACGATCAGCTGCATACCCGCCTGCAGGCCGGCGATGGCCGAAGACAGAGTGACCGTGGTGGTCGAGGACGTACCGGAACCGACGAGGGTTACCGCCGTCTCAGGCACCACACCGACGATACGGAACGGACGCGCCGCCGCTTGACGCACGTTACCCGTGCCATTGGTCGGCTGATCGCCCGAGACGCCCATCACCGAGTTGCCGGTGAGCGTGTTGCCCGTGCCGCCCGTGACGCAGTAGACGTTGGTGCCGACGAAGTTCTGGTTGACGTAGCCGACCGTCGTCGCCGTGTTGGACAGACCAGCCGAAGGCTGACCAATCGCAACCGACTTGAAGACGGCGTACGGGTCGTCCACCACGAAGGCCATCGCATCATTCGCGAGCGTGCCAGAAGGCCAGTACTGCGCGAAGAGCTTCTGACCCGTCGAGGGGTTGGTGTAGGAACAGCCCACGAACACACCGACCTGACCGGCGCGCGCCGTGGTGGTGGTCGAGGTGGTCATGCCGGTGACAGTGACAACGCCAGCCGCAAGTTCAACGAGATCGCCGTTGAAGATGTTGGCAGCGTAGCCGTAGCCAATCGGCACTTGGCGGATTGCGCCAGCGTACGGGTACCCCGAAAGCTGATTGACGGGGTTGAAACCGTACGGAGCGTCAACAAGGGGATATGCCATGTTTGACTCCTGTGTTTAAGAACCGCGTCCGAACGACACTTCCGTCTTACGCTGCGCAAACAGCGGCATCCGTGCATCATTCTCGCGCATGAAGTTTCGGTCCACCGACTCCGTCTGGTCTGCCGTCTGACGAGCATAGTACTCGTCTCGGGCCCGGGCGATTTCGGCAGAAATCTTGCACAACACCAGTCCCCCGATTTCGATGTTCCCGCTCGCGTTGACCGCACCGGGGACCGCAATCTCGGGATGATCCTCGGCTTTGACCGGAACCCAGCCTTCACGGAACTTCTGCGAAGTGTTGCGGGGGTCCGCCGTGCCAAGAACGTGGGTTGCTACCCACCGAAACGCCCAGCCGGCCTGCGGGGCAGGATCAGGCAGCGTCGACGGGGGCTTGTACTCGAATCGTTGGGTCTTTTCGCGGGACACCAGATCCCGGGGGGTGCGCTGATCAGCCATTGGCTCGCTCCAGTTTGAGAACTTCCGCTGCGTATTGCTGCGGAGTCAGGTTGTACTTCCTTGCCAGCGCAAGCTGCGTCGGCGTCAACTGAATTCTCTTGCTGCCCGTACTCCGGGCACTGGGGGCGACCACGCTTGCCGGCCTACTGTCCGGTTTGTCAGCGGCGTTGTTGCGAGACTTGCCGAAGAATTTCGGGAAGGTCTCACGAAGGCGAGCATCAACTTGCTCGAAGTACTGCTCAGTGCGAGGGTCGAGCCCTTCCCGCACCAGCCGCTTGTGCAGCCCGAGTGCGTAGAGAGTCATGTCCTCGTGTTCTGCGTCACCAAACCACTGGTTCTGTGCTTGCCAGCGCAAGGTCCGCTCATCGAGCTGGGGCTTGGGTTCAGCAGGTTGTTGCTGTTGTACCACAGGCTGTTCGCGCTGTAAAGCGGGCTGGCGCTTTTGGAGTATCCGCGCCTGCTGCTGCCGCAGTTTGGCGTCGGCCAGCGCCTCCTGCGCTGCCACAATGGCGTCCGTGTCGAACGCGTCGTGGGCGGCTTTGAGACGCTGCTTGGCTTTTTCCACGTCGGCGTCAGCGGCATTGACTGCTGTCGTCGCGAGCTTGCTGGCGCCAAGCGTGTTCTGCAGACGCAGTCGCTTGTTCTCCTCCACCATCGCGGCGGCGATGCGCTCAAGCTCCTGCTTCTCTCGTGCGAGCGCTTCCTTGGCACGACGCTCGTCGTGGCGGGCGTGTGTAAGCTCTTTGATGCGCTTCTGCACGCCTTCCGAGTAGCTTGATAGCTCGTCGTCCGTAGGCTCTTCTACGGGCTTATCGAGCGGCTTGCGGCCTCGATCTGCCTCAGGGGTGTCATCCACCACCTCGATTTCGATCTCGTCGTTGGCCGAAGTTACTTCCACTTCGTTCTGGTTCTCGGTACTCACCGTTAGCTCCTCAAGCAGCGCGTGTGATGCCACGCGGATCTTCAACAACTGCGTCGATCTGGTCGTCGTTCAAGAGTCTGAACTCTTTGCCGTAGATCTTGAAACGCGTACCTGAGTAGGTACGGACCAGTATGAAATCACCCTTTTTGCACCACGGACCTGACGGAAACTTGGTGGTGTCCTTGTACGCCTCAGGCCCGACTTCAACGACGAACAGCACGGTAGTGGCGTGCTCTTCCATCTTCATGAAGCTGTCGGCCTTGACGATGCGCGAGTTCTCGAACGTATCTGCTACGTCAGGGACCATGCACAAGATTTTCCAGCCAGTTGGCTTGGGCAGCTGCTTGCCTTTAGCCTCGTCAGATGCGCCTTCAGGCGGGGCGTCGAACGGCTGGATAGGCTCCGGCATCTCCATGCCGGGCAGGGTGAGTTGTTCAGTCATCATCGGAGCGTTGAACCTTTTCTAGCAGGGACAGTAGGTGAGCCTCTGCGTACGCCAGTCCCTGAATAACGCCGCAAAGGTGTTTGTAGTCTTCGTATGAACGACAGGCCCCGTTGGCCATGTCGTCCGCGTAGTTATTCATGTCCTTGCGCAGCTGAGCGCGCAGAGCTTCTGCAAAGGACTGTATCACGTCCTATCCTTTCGCGTTTGCTGCTTTGACTTGGCAATGTCAATACCCATCCTGACACCTTCGCGCTCTTGATCTGCTGCCAACTTCGTTTGCTTGGCACGAATGTCGGCACCCAGCTTGGTAGCTTCAAGCTGCAGTCGGCCGGAGACCTCTTCACGCTTAAGATCGATTTCGTCTGCTTTGGCCGCAGCATCAGCAGCAAGCTTCTGTGCTTTAAGCTGAAGCTCCTGCATCTTAAGCTGCAGTTCTTGCATCTGGATCTGGATAAGCGGGTCTTGGGCTTGCTGCTGTGCTTGTTGCTGCGCCGCGATGGACTGACTGTTCGCCAGCACCTGTTGTGCCGCCTGCGCGAGCATGGGTGCCAGCGCTTTCTCCGCTTCGGGCGAGAAGTTCTCCTCGGGGTCTGGCAGCGTGTACCCAAGACGCTCCTCGACTTTGACGCGGTAAGCGTACCCAAGGTGCTCGGCGATGTGGGCGTGCAGTGCGCCGGAGATGATCTGCGCCTGCGGGTTCTGCCCGAGCGTCTGTGCCAGCAAGGGGTCGTTGAGCATTGACAGGTGCACCGAGAGGTGCGCTTCGTGGTCCTGTTGCAGGAAAGCCTTCGTGGGCTTGCCCTTGAGCACGTTCATGTTCTCGGTGACCGGGTCGGTCGGCTTCATGTCGTCGGGCAACGGCACGAGCTTCTCGGCGTTCTTGATCCCCAGCACCTCCAGCATGCCCCGGTGCAGCTGCGGAAGGTCGTAGATCTGCGGAGCCATCTGCGCAAGCTGGATGGCCGACTGGTACTGCACGACCCGCTGAGCCAGCGTGGCCGCGTTGGGGTCGCTGACCGGGATGACCTCCACCATGCTGAAGTCCCGCTTGCGAGCGCGGGGGCGGTCGTCGGTGGGGTCAGTCTCGTAGTCGTACTCCTCGCTCGCGTCGTCGCGGATGATGTCGCGAATCAGGCTCAGTTCCTGTTTGAGCGAGTCGTGCACACGCGCCTGCACGGCGGTCATGACCTTCAGCTGGCGCTCCAGCAGGGCCAGCATGGTGCCCACAGGCGCCTGCGCGGACATGTCCGACACTTTCATGTCGGCGGTCGAGGCGAAGCGTCGTGCCTCCTCCACGATGCCGTTGAGCAGGTTGAACAGCGTGGCGCTGGGCTCTTTGTACGGCAGCGGCAGGATGCTGTCGCGCAGGGGGCCCGAGCCTACGTCGGCGTCGCGCCATTCGCCCGGGGCAATCGGGGAGTCGTCGCCCTTGATGCGCAGCCCTCGGCTCTTGATACCCCCGGGCAGGTTGGACAGCGTGCCGGCATCCACCAGCTGGCGCAGGATAGAGGTGGACCCCCGGGCGAAATTGCCAATCAGGTGGAACAGCCCGAAGCCATACGGGCCGTAGCCGGGGATGTAGTTGTACTGCACGAAATGCTGACGGCGTAGCTTAAGCTCGTCGTCTTCGCGCCAGTTACGGCGAATCGACAGGCAGATGTGCGAGCCTCGCACAATCGTCACCACATACGGGAGCATGATGCCCGTAGGGTTACCGTCCTTGTCTTTGTCTTCAAACCCCGGCAGATCCAGTTCAACGCAGGCTTCATACAGCATGAACCTGTCGTCGTTCAAATCGTGAAAGCCTGTTTCTTCGTCTTTGGCTTTCTGAATGTCGCTGTACTCTTTGTCCGGGTCGCCCAGATCGCACTCTGCGTAAAAGCCGCTGTACTGCAGCTTGACGATGTCGTTCTTGGTCTTCGGCATCTGGTGCGTAACGCGATGCGAAGTACGCGCGTCGGCTACACCGTAGGGCAGAATGATGTCTTCTGCCGGCACAAAGACAGAGGTTTGCCGTTTAAGCGACGGGTCGTAGTAGACTTTCTTGAAGCCGCAGCCCGTACCCGGCAAGTTCCACAGCAGCCGTTCGTGCTCTGGGCGGAACTCCGGCATCTTCTCGGTCAGCTGGTAGTTCATCTCAGAGACAACACGCACAGACGCGTCTTTCTTCTCAGGCGTCTCTTTGCCGATGATCTTGGCCTTGACAGGGCCCGACGCCGGAAAAGTCTCCGTGATGGTCTCAGACTGGAAGCGCACAACGGCTTCTGTTATCACCGGGTGCGTGATACCGCAGGCGCCTGTCCAAGGCTCGGTACGTTCTTCGTACTTGAGCCCCAGCAGCTTGATGCCGTCGATATACGTCTGCTCCCAGTCTTTACGCGAATGTTTGTCGTTGTCGATATCCGCGGACAGTTCGCTGACCATCGTCTGGATATACCCCGGGTCTAGGTAGTCCACGAGGTTAGCGTCAAACGGGATGTTCTCCGCGTCGTCCGCACCAATCACGATCTCCATGCCGTCAGCGCGGATAGTGACCTCTTCGGGGTCAACGATCTCGATCTCCAGCGGCGCGTCCATGTCTTCGGCAGCAAGGGCGTCGAGTCCGACCGGCGCAGCGTAGATGCTCTTTTCCATAGCGTGTGATGTCCTCAGTAGTAAGCGGCTCGACGCGAACGACGCGCCCAGTGTGGTTCGTCCTTGGCGTCATCGCTGAGCGTGATAAAGCCGCCAAGCCGGTAACGGTTGAGTGCCATCACGACGCAGTCTACACGGTCGTCGTGCTCTCCGTTAGGAAACTCGGCACATTCGTTGATCACTTCGTGCGCCCATAGGCGATCTGGGGCCCAAACGACGCCATCCTGTAGTATCGGCGCAACAGCGTGGGTACGCGCGCGTTTGTCGTTGGAGACAAGGCGCGTGCCTCGGGAGGGGCTGTACTCCTCAATGGCGATGTCCATCTGCCGCAGTTCTTGGATCAGTGGTGCCCCGGCGGCTTTCTTCTCGATGAGCACGCACTCTGGCGACCAGTCCTTGTACAGTTCCATCGCTTTGGCCTTGAGTTGCGGAAACTCCCATCGGCCCCGGACGGCGTCAAGCAGGATGAGTTCCTGCCGGCCTGTCTCGTCATTGAACCACACGCCCCATGTGGTGCAGGCGCTGTAGTCGTTCATGGACTTGGTGTCGTGCGCGGTGTCCCACGTCTGCAGTACCCATTCTACGGGCGGGGGGTCGTCCTTGGGCCAGATGCGCCAGTGCTCGCGTTTGAGCAGCGCCGCTTCTTCGGACGTGGGCTCCTGCATGAACTGCGCCGCCCAGTAGTGCGGCTGCATGCCCGCCTTCTTTGCCAGCAGCTGCTCCACAGGCCACTGCTCAGGCCACAGCGAGCGCCCTGAGGGAAGGATCGCCGGGAAGCGCACCTCGTGCCATGGATCGGCTTCGGGGTTGTCCTCAGCCCATCTGAGCGCCCGCCCGATGGGGTCGCGTTTGCCCCAGCGCGTGCCGATCATGATGATGCGGCCCCCGGGCATCAGTCGCTGCAGCGGGCCCACCTGCATGTAGTTCCACGCCACCTCGAACGCATGGTCGGGGTTTGCCAGAACAGCTTGCTCTGACACCAAGTCGTCTGCGATCAGAAGGTGGGCGCCGTGGCCCGCCACATTGCCGCCAATACCCAGCCCGAGATACTTACCTTCTTTGCTTGTTGTCCAGTTATCTGATGCTGACTTGTCCGCAGACACGACAGTGTCTGGGAATATCTCCTTGTACTCTGGCTTTCCGATCAAGTTGCGGACTTTACGTCCAAAGTCTGCAGAAAGCGCAGCCGTGTGCGTCACCATCATGATGTGATGCTGGGGGAAGTGCCCTAAGTACCAAGCCACGAACAGATAGGCAATTGTTTCTGACTTGCCAAAGCGCGGTGGCATTGACACCGTCAAACGGTGCTCTGTGCCGTCTTTGACCTCGTGCAGTATGGGCTTCAGGAAGCGGTGATGCGGTCCTTCCTTCCAGTCTGTGTAGACGTAACGGCAAAAAGTCAAGAAATCTTCACGGCATTCGCGTATTTTGCGCTTGTGTTCTAGCGCGTCCAGCGAATCCAGCACTTCCTGCTTTTCCGCTAAGGACATTTTGTCCAAATTGGCCAGCAGTTTGCTGATTTCTTCCTGAGAAAGCGCTTCAATCAACTTTACGCTCCGCAACTGTGCCTATTTCTGCGTCAATATCGACAGTTTCTTCGGCTTGAGCAGGCGTATACGCGAGTACAGCCTCTTTTGTTGGCGCCGTGGTGGGTGTGATGTCGATTGCGTACCTGCTAAGACGCTCGCGCAGGCGTGCTTCAATTTCAGCTTCAGTGGCGTCCTTCTTAGTTACCTCAATTCGCTCTGTGAACAGCCCAACTTCGGTCACATTTCCGAGCATTTGCAGGGCGCGCAGTCGAATTCTGGCGTCAGGGTGTGTTGTTTCCTCAAGAATCTTGGCAACAGTGTAGCTTCTTAGCTCTTTAGCTTGATTTACGAACTCCCATTCGTAGTCTCCAAGCATTGCCGTAAGCTGCTGCACCGCCATAGGCGTACGAACGGCTAATAGCGCTTCCTTTTTCTTCTCTTCTTTCGCTTCTTTTTGCTTTTTTGTGGGCTCCGGTACTGCATCGAGCCCTGTGAGTACCGCAAACGCTTCGCATGCTGCCTTGGTTTGCCGTTTGATGTCTATTTCTACGTCGGACGGCACCCCTAACTCGTCTAACCACTGTGCAGTCGTGATTTGAGCGCCCAGAAGGTCTTTCGCGGACGCGTCGGTTACCGGCAGAGCGTCGTGGATATGCGCCGGCTCCGGCTCAAACCGCATGAGTTCTTCAAACATAGGTGTGCGCCAAAGGCGTTTGCTTGCTGTTGCACGGTAATGTACACTCGGACTGGGCCGCTGCGCAATGCGCATGGCCTGTCTCCTCTCTCCTGAAGCTTAGCCCCCGCACGCCGGGGGCTTTTTTTATGCTTGCGTGTGAGAATTTGACATTGGACAAAACAACAGGGCAAATTTTACAAAATAGGGGGTGGGGTGTGTGCACGTGCGGCTGCGTGTGGCTGCGGCTTGACTTTGGACAAAACAACAGGGCAAATTTTACAAAATAGGGGAGCGTGGTTGTGAAACACTGTCTGCGCCACGCCGCCACGTCATCGCTGCACACGGGGCCTCCCCGGTGGGTGGGGTTGGCAGGGCTGGGTTTTGGGGGCGAATCTAGGGGCAAAACGAGGTCATGCTAAGCTTTAGATGTCGGCAGCAGGGGCTGTCGATGCCCACTAACCGGGACAACATGTCCCGACAACCTTGCATAGGTGCTCTCATGACGCAATTCACTACCACTCTCGCCCACGCTTCCGTCGCGGCCGTCGCGACCATGAAATGGGACGATGCCGTGTCGTTCACCGTGATGGTGAACGATGGTTCCGAGCAGGCCATGCGCCTGCTCGCGGCTCGCCGCGAGTTGCGCGGTGCCGCCTTTGCCGATGTCAAGGCAAAGACGCTGAGAGGCTTTGCCGCCGCCAAAGGCGTGGTCCTCACGGTCGGCACCCGTGGCGCGACGGCCGGCGCGCTCTGCTGGCCGGAAGACAAGGCCGGCGCGGCCGCTAAAAAGGCCCACGAGCGCTGGATCAAAGCCCTGATCGGGCAGTCTCAGAAGAAAAAGGAAGAAAAGGAACCCATCGAGGTGCCCGATCACATCGCGAAGATTGCCGCTAAGCTGGTCAAGGCTTGTGGTGAGTACGAAGAAGCCTCGCGGCTTCTCGCCACGGCTATCGCCGAGGCGCGTGCGGCTTGATATTGGACACAGCGGTTGCCGGGACATCGTGTCCCGGCAATTTCTTCCGAGGGCAGCGTGACTCTACGCTGTGGGGTCGCCCTGTTCCGCCACACTTCAAGGCTTCAAAACCCCCATGAACCAAGACGACTTCGCCGCCATCGCGGCGCTCATCATCAGCGGGCTCGCGTCCGCTGCCATGCTGCTGCTGTGACACTCTGTCACAGTTACCACCACTAGGAGCTTTCACAATGTACGTACGCTTCAAACTCACCCCGGCGCAGCGCGCCAAGGCGTCGGCCATGCAGGCCGAGGTCGCGAAGTACTCCGATGTGGAGTACTTCCTCGATTGCGGGGTGTATTGGGTGGACGAGCACGCGTCCACCAATCCAGACCAGTGGGTCGGGCTCACACCCGACGGCCACCTCGAAGTAGAGGGGCAGCGCTGCGCCCTCCTCTATGATCGCGGCATCCACGCCGCGATGAAAGTGCTGGCCGGCGGGCCGCACGAAATGCTGAGGTACGAAACGTCCGACCAGCGCTTGCGCTGGTACGAGACGCTGGACTCATACATGCATAGCCGCGCATCGTTCGAGGAGCGCTGGTCGTACTGGCAGAGCGGGAAAGGTAAATGGGAGGTGATGTTCCCCCATTTGACAACCGTCGTGGCTACGCTGCGCCTCTCCGAGGCGCGTGCAAACGCGCAGTACACGGCGGAGCGCATCCGTCAAGCGCGGGTGATCATTGCCCGCGAGTTCGCCTAACCGGGACAGAATGTCCCGGCAATCTTTCAGGAGCTTTCACATGATCCAAACCACTGTCGCTGCCCGTCTGACCCACCGCTACCGCGCAGGGTGGGGACACCTCGACACATGGGGGCGCGACTTCAACGTGCGCCTCACGCCTGCGCGTGTGGTCGAAGAGCGCATCGACTACGATACAGGCGACGTGTCCCTGATGTGGGCCACGCTCGGCCCGAGGCTGTCCCGCAAAGAGCGAGACGAAGCGACACGTGCGCTAGTCGCGACATTGTCAGGGTCGCGCTGTCAACACGAGTACGACGGCTGCGGGTGCGCTACCCACAGCGCCCGCGTCTTGCGCCGCAAGGGGCGCAAGGTCTTGATCCGTACCAGCATCTGGTACAACTACTGAGGAGCTTTCACGTGATGTCCTTCAAGACCCGCCGTCGCATCAAGACGGCACTGCTCTACGCGGAGGCCCTCGCGGTCTTCATCCTCATGTTCGCCACGCTCTGGATGGGCATGGCTTTGTTCTAGCGTCCAACGTACAGCCTATGCACTGCGTGGGCTGTGCGGTGCGACACTGCACCTTGCCGGGACACTTTGTCCCGGCAACCTTTCAGGAGTCTCTCATGTCCCTTCGTGACGAAATCACCCGTGCTCTGACCAGCGCCCGCAACGATGTCGAAGCCGCGCTCAAGTGGACCAAGTCCATGGACAGCATGGCGCTGCGCACGGTGCTGCACAAGGTGCTGCCCCGCAAAGTACAGCCGTACGTCAGCGTCAGTCCGCACTCCCAGTCAGTGCATGTGACGGTGTACATGCACAACCTTTCGGGGTTCAAGTCCGCCAAACTCGTGCGTCTTCTTGCAGCACTCGAAGATGAAGGCTTCGCGTGCACGCACACCAGCGACTACACCTTCGATAGGCCCAATCGCGACTTTTCATTCCGCAAAGAATGCGATGGGCTCGCGATCACCATGATGGTCTGCGCCTATGTCAAGAGCGACAGCAAAAACTGTCGCATTGAGGTAGTTGAGACAACGGAGGAAGTTGTCAAGCGCGAAGTCAAGCGGATCGTCTGCGACTGACTTTGTCAAATGTCAAGCCCGCCTCGTGCGGGCTTGTCCAACGTTTGTAAAGAGTTTGTAAAGTCTTAAACGGCTTTACATCCCTGCTCCCCTTTCACAACATGCGCCCCCTCCCCCAACCCCTCGAAAAAGCGCTTGCATTTCAATAACCTGCCTGCCCACTACTACTACTCTATCCTATCTATTTAGAGTAGTATAGAAAGGATGGCGCCGCCGTCCTCCCAAAGTCTTGTAAACTTTTTGACAATGGCCCTGAAAAGTTGGTCGTTCGGCGGCGCCATAGGGGTGTGTACCCCCGCCGCATGTGGATTCCTGCCAATCGACCCTCAAGTCGTTGATTTTATTGGGCTCTTTCGATGGCTTCATCCCTGACATTTTGTCGTCCGACCTTTTCAGCATCTCGCCCGAATTCAGCCTAAGGCTTTGATTCCTCTGCGCTTTTTCGATGGCTTGGACCTCGTGTCTCACGTTAAACAGTAATCGGAGATCACATTTTGACCACAGATCCAACACGCATCTGCCCCCTTTGTCTCAAGGCAAAGAACCGCATAGCTTTTCGTCGCAAGCTATGGGGAGACGAGCTAGCGCGACGCCTTAATCAGGACACGCTCGATCAGCTGCGCGCAGCAGGCCGACAAGCTGTCTACATCTACGAGGAGATATGCCGCGCATGTCATCCACGCGGTTCGTACCGCCCGACCCAGCAACCCCGACCCTTGATAGAGAGCGCTCACCGCACTGGCATCCGACGCGCACACCTCATCGAGCACGATCTCACACGCAAGCACAATCTCACCCGAGCGCTTCTCAGCCAAGCACGGGTGCAGCAACGCATCGACACGTGGAAAGACGAACTCGCCATCCTCCGTGCCGAGGATCGGATCATGTCATCGAGGCGCTCCAAGTTCCGGCACGACGCGGCGCGCGGCCGTCCGGGGGTACCCCCGGCGCTGATCGATTGGCTCGATGCCTACCTCGTCCTGTTGCGGCGCATCCGCGATGCGGCCCTGCTCAGAGCCCGCCTGACGCCCGGACTGCCTGCCAAGGTAGGAGGGTGGCGGGCCACCCTCACGGACGCCTTGGAGCGCGATCTCGCAAGCCTGAGGGGCATCTACACCGCCCACTCTCTCTACGCCTTCTTTCCCCGACGCCCGCCGCTGCTTCTGGACCGGGCGAAGGAGCCCCCGCGCCAACCGACCCGGCGCTAACCTATCTGTGACACGGTGTCACAGTTACCACTCCCACTAGGAGCTTTCATCATGGCAAACAAAGCACGCAAGCCCGCCGGCTACATCATCTACGAAGGCCCGTCAGAGATTGACGGGGCGCCCATAGCAGTGATCGTGACCGGCGTACACAGCAAATCATCCAACGCCAAGACCGGCGCTATGGTGCAGACATTCATCATCCGCACCGACATGCATCCGGTCGAGGCAGTACGCACAGGGGCCGACGCCAGCATCTGCGGGCAGTGCATGCACAGGCCCATCCTAGCCAAGCTCACCGGTGAGCCGCCCTGCTATGTCGACACGGGGCGCTCAGTCGCAGCCGTGTTTCGCGCATACTTGCGCGGGTCCTACGTTCGTGCGTCGGCGCTCGAAGTCGCGCTGCTCATCATTGCTCGGATGGTACGGTTCGGCACATACGGTGACCCGCTGGCTGCGCCCCTGCACATCTGGCGGGCGCTGATCACCTACGCTCGTGGGCACACGGGCTACACGCATCAGTGGCTCGACGCATCGCCCCGCGCGCGCAAGCTGTTCATGGCCAGTGTCGACAGTCCCGAGGAGCAGCGGCTTGCCCACGCACGCGGGTGGCGTACGTTTCGCGTAGCCACCGAGCCCACGCGCTCACCAATCGAGATCAGCTGTCCTGCCTCTGCCGAGGCGGGCAAGCGCACGCAGTGTGCTGACTGCCGGCTTTGCTCGGGGGCTCACCCCACGGCGCGCAGCATCGTCATCCTCGACCACGCCCCGGGCCACAAGCGCCGGGTCATCAACATCGCAGCCAACTGAATGCCGGGATTACCGGGACATCTTGTCCCGGTAACAAGTTGTCCCGCTTTCCACCACAGGAGTTACAGCATGACCACGAATATTGACTGGACCCGCATCAACAGTGACGTGAACGGCAACCCCCGTTACGTGTGCCATTTCCTCGACCTTGAGCCCGCGCCAGACTACACGCTAACGCTCAGCGATAGGTACGCACGCGTTGTGAAAGCCGCCAACGCGCTCGGCGGCCGCAGATATCACAACAAACAATTCGGCGGAGGCATCGTCTTCCAAGCCTACGAATGCCAACTCCCCGAGATCGTCTCTCGCATTCGTGCGAAGCTCGCTACCCGTTAACCACCCCGCCGCCCACACGGGCGGCACTCTCTCACCACAGGAGTTACATCATGAAGATCAAGACGACCGACCTCATTGGCCCCACGCTCGACTGGGCGGTAGACCAATGCGAAGCATCTGTAGCCGGGCACAAGAGTTGGTATCAGGACTTTCTGAACAGGGGTGTCTTGTCCAGTCCGCGCTACTCGGATGACTGGCCTCGTGGCGGGCCGCTCATCGAGCGGGAGGGGATCACGATCCAGCAAAGTCCCGAACGTGACTGCTGGATGGCGCACAAAGATGGCCCCGCATACGAAGGCCACACCCCCCTGATCGCAGCCATGCGGTGCTACGTCGCTAGCAAGCTGGGCGACGAGGTCGAAGTACCAGACGCACTCTTTGCCAGCTAACCAACCGCCGCCCTCCGGGGCGGCACTCTCTCACCACAGGAGCTATCACCATGAAGCACAACATACCGGAGTGGGCGTACACGTTGACGCCCATCGACCCTCCGACGAAGCAAGTAGTCGACAACGACGCGATGTTCGCGCTGCTCGAAGCGCAGGCGTTCGTTATTGTACGCGTAGACCCGTCCCAAGATCGGGTGAACAGCAACGGCGCTGTGGAGTCGCCTGTGATCAAGGCGATCAACGCACACGCACGCGTTGTCAAAGGGCGCAGGCTCTTTGTGCGTCGCCTGAGCGAAAAAGATTGGCTGATTTTCCTTGACCGTAATGCAACCAAGAAGGGAGCTTGACCATGACGACCGACAACACCACCCTGTACATGCGCCTGCTTGACGAGCAGACCATCAGCACGCTGCAAGAGCTTGTGAAGCGGCAGCTTAAAGCCACGGCGCCCAACGAGCACGCGCAGCAGTACGAAGCGATACTCACCCAGCTTGCCGCAGTGCAGCGACTGCCAGACCTTGAACGCAAACTCGCCGAGGTATGGAAGATGCGCGCCCGCGAGTTCAAGCTCAAGCCCACAAGCAAAGCCTACACAGCACAGGGCGAAGCCTACTTGCAAGGCATGCTTGCAGCACTCACACTGCTAGGCTACACTACGTATGAACGTGCAGACATGGCAGCGTTCTTCGTACAAGCAGGCAGGATGGACACCATCCTCGACGGCGACTTCAGACTGTGACACGTTGTCACAGTTAACCACCGGGCGCACACCGCGCCCTCTTCTCACCACAGGAGTCTCACCATGATCGACCTCAACACCATCATCAACACCGCCCTCACCGCTGCCATCGAGAAGTACACGCTGCCCCTGCAGCGCACGATCAATGCGCAGGAGGAGTACATCATCAGGCTGTCCGAGCGCCTCGCCGTGCTGGAGCAGAAGTGCGTAGCGACGCCGCTGACCGGCACCGTGGACTGGGCCAACTCCCAGCCTGCGTTCGACGCACCGGCTGCGCCCACTGAGCCCGCCGAGAAGACGATCCTCAACGACATCGACACGCTCAAGGCGTACATCGCCAGCGTGGCCGAGCAGGCCGTCGAGGACGGCATCGAGATGCACTGCAACGAGCGCGAGCACAACGACGAGAGCGACATCGACAGTTGGATCGAGCGCATCATGGAGCGCCACGAGTCCGACCAGCACGATGACGGCGACTCCTTCGAGGAGAAGGTCCGCGAAGCCCTGCGCTCGATTGTGCGCAACCTCTGACCACACCACCCTGACCAACCGCCGCCCTTCGGGGCGGCACCTTTCCCCACTAGGAGCTACACCATGAACAAAGACCGTCGCACCGAGATCAACAAAGCCATCGGCATGCTGCAAGAGGCGCTCAGTATTCTCGAAACCGCTCGCGATGAAGAGCAGGAGTACTACGACAACATGCCCGAGAGCCTGCAGGGCAGCGAGCGTGGCGAGGCAGCGGAGCAAGCCGTCAGCAACCTCGAAGACGCGTGCAGCAACCTCGAAGACGCCATCTCGTCCGCAGAATCTGCAGCCGAGTAACAGGAGCTACACCATGACCACGCTCACCAAAACCCAGCAGAGGCTGATCGACAGGGCGCGGTCTCACGGCGGCGCTGCCGCCGTCGAGGCGGGCAGCGGCCGAGGCGCTCTCGGCGGTCGGATGTCTTTCGGCAGTCGCGAACGCACGGCGCTGCACCAACTCGTTGAGATGGGCCTCGTGAAGATCATCCACCAAGACTCCGACCACTTCTACAACAACGGCTACTGTCTACAAACAGCTAGCTACCTTTACAAACTCACCAAAGCAACAGGCGCTACACCATGAAGACCAAGCACACGCCCGGCCCGTGGAACCTCAAACAAACGCACACTCCCGGTCCGTGGTGCATCATGGACAACGTGATCTACAGCGACGACGACACCGCCGTGTGCATGATCACCAGCTACCGAGATATGACGCCCAGACAGGCGGCTAACGCCCGCCTCATCGCGAGTGCGCCCGCCTTGCTCGAAGCCCTGCAGTGGGCGCTCGCACAAATCGAAGACGACCTCGACCTCGACCATCAAGCGGCGCTGGCCAAAGCCCAAGCCGCCATCGCCAAAGCCACAGGAGAATGACCATGCCCCGCCACGAGTTCACCCCTGAGCACCTCAGCTACGCCTGCGAGTTCCTAGACCGCACGGCACCGTTCTTCATGACGTACTACCGCAAGGTCGAGCCGGAGAGCATCGAACTGACCTATGCCGTCGAGCACAACGATCTGCTCGTGCTGGGCGACTACGGCATCAGGCTGGACAGCAAGCGCTCGAAGTTCATCGCCGAGTACAATGACCAGATCCCGGCGCACAAGGAAGATCCCGGCTACACTGACCCGGTGCTGTTGACCGAAGACGCGCTGTTCGACAACGCGCTGCTGGCCATTGCGCAGCACATCATCAAGAGGGAACACCAAGCGTTCGCGCAGGAGTACGACAAGCCGAAGCCTCGACCCATGGCGCTCGACAACCTGTGGCCGTTCCCCGAGAAACCCCGCAGCAAACCCACCCGCACCACCACCCCCGGCGCTGAAGACGCCCTGTTCTGAGGAGCAACACCATGAAAGACAAAGCAGTCACCGACATGATGCGCGCGATGGATGAAGGCATCATCCGCACCATCGACATCATCACCGCGCCTTTCTCCGAAGACACGCCTGAAGACTCAGCGTCTATGTACGCCGCAGTACTCACCGTGCTCAGTCGGATCGCAGCATCCTGTGCAGTCACCGCAGGCATGACTGAAGAGCACTTCACGGCCAACATGCGCTCAACCTACCGTAAGGTAAGCGCCGTGCAGGCCATGCGCGAGATGCTCGACAGGGCGGCCAGTGTCAAGCCGCAGTAGTTGACACACAGTTCTCTATCTGCCATAGTCTCTCTCACCGGGGGCGTCGTCCCCCACTTCACCACCACTCTAGGAGTCTCACCATGTCTCACGAACTCACCACCAACACCGTGACCGGCCAGATCGAGTACGCCTATCTGCGCGCAGACGGCGCAGGCTGGCACGGCCTTGGCAACCCCGTGGACAACGGCACCGACATCGACGCGTGGCGTGTCGCCGCCGGCATGGACTGGTGCATCAAGCGCTCGAAGGTGCGCTACGCCGTCGACCGTACCGGTGACGCGTCCGCTTTCCTCGAACTGCCGGAGCAGCACGTCCTGTTCCGCAGTGACACCAAGGCAGCGCTGGGCATCGTCAGCGACCGCTACAAGGTCGTCCAGCCTGCGGAAGTGCTGGAGTTCTTCCGCGACATCGTCAAGGTGGGCGGGCTGGAGTTGTCCGCTGCTGGCACGATCTACGGAGGCAAGCGCTTCTGGGCGACTGCCAAGATCGGCGAAGCCAGCCCGCTGTCTATCAAGGACAGCATCGGGGGCTTTCTGCTGGTCTCCACCAGCGCTGACGGTTCATCGGGCACTGAGGTACGTCGCACATCAGTGCGCACCGTGTGCCAAAACACGCTGGCGATGGCCATGGCGGACGCTAAGCCGTCAGTGCGTGTCACGCACCGTTCCGTTTTCGACCCCTCACAGGTCAAGGAGTTCATGGGCCTCAACGAGGCAGCATGGGCTGCGTTCCGCCACCAGATCGTGCGCCTTGCCAATGTCCCCGTGAGCGCAGAGCTTGCCGACGTAACCACTGCAGTCCTGCTAGGCAACGGCCCCAGCGATGACAAGGTCCGACTGTCTGCCGGATACAACAAAATCATCGACCTGTTCAACGGCGACGGCAAGGGTGCTAAACTCGACGGCGTCTTCGGCACAGCATGGGGTTACGTCAACGCAGTCACTGAGTACGTCGACCACTGGACCCGCGCTCGCACTGACGAGAATCGCTTTGTCGCTGCGCAGTGGGGGCAGGGGGCCGACATCAAGAACCGCGCGCTCAACGCCATGACTGCCCTGCTGCCTGCCTGAGATACAACCCGGGGGCTAACGCCCCCATCAACTACAAGGAATCACCATGTTCGCCATCGAGACCGATGTCCCCGTTCCCGCCCGTGCCCGTAGCGGGCGCTATCCGTTCGACAGCCTCCAGCCGGGGCAGTCGTTCTTCGTGCCGCTCGCTGACGGCATCCCCGCCGCCCAGCGCGACGATGAGATGCGCAAGCTCGCGCGTCGGGTGTCGTCCAGCTGCATGGCCGACAAGCGCAAGAACAAGGACCGCAGCTACCGTACCGCTGCTGCGTCCAAGGACGGAGCCATCGGCTATCGCGTCTGGCGCACTGCCTGAGCGTAGCCAGTCGAAAGGGGGCTACGGCCCCCTTTTTTTGCCCGCAGTTCACCATTTGACAACAGGAGCCTCTCATGCAGATCCCCAACCAGATCAAAGCACTCTTCGTCAAGCCGACGGCGCAGACCATTGCACAGCGCCAGCTTGAAGACGCGCAGCGTCAGCTGCTCGTGTACCAATCACAGACAGAATACAGCCAGCAGATGGTGAAGTACTACCAGACCGCCATCACGAGGCTCTCCGCCTATGTGCGCACGAAAGAGGAAGGTCGCGATGACTGACCCTCTGATCCCTGACCCGGCGAAGGCCCAGCAGGCGCACCGTCGGCTAGAATCGTTGCCATCCCGGGCGCACCGCCCGCTGCAAGTGCAGGCTCTCAAAGTCGACCGGTCTTACGGCGATGCCGAGGCCGTGGTCCGTGAGTACGTCATGCAGGCTGGGTGCGATGTCACCGTGGCCGACGTTGTCGAGGACACAGGCGTGCCTAAAAGCACTGCGGGCCGGCTGATGAACAAGCTGGTGCAGGACGGCGTGCTCGTAACGTCCCGCCGACTGGAGCAGTCGCGCTGGATAGCAACCTATAGGAGTCGGACATGGGCGGAATGAATGATCGTGCCGTGATGCGGCAGGCGCTGGAGGCATTGGAGCACTACGCGCAGTTTGGCGCGACTGTGAGGGCTCGCGGCGCTATTGAAGCCCTCCGCGCCGCGCTGATGGAGCCGGTGGTGGTGCAGGAGCAGGAGGAGCTTGTAACGCGGCGCAGTGCATCGGCGGCGCTTGACTATCTGTCGTTGCACAACGGACCGGGCCGACTCGCAGAAGCAACGAAGATGCTTGTCCACTCACCCCGCCGCGAGTGGCGAGGGCTGACGGATGCTGACTTCGACTTGATTTGCGACAACCACTCGACGTTGCAAGGCGCGGCCCGCGCTATCGAACAAGCATTGAAGGGGAAGAACTATGAGTGATCTACGCGAAGCCGCGCAGCAGGCGCTGGAGGCGTTGTCACTTGCGCTTATTGATGGTGATTGGCGAGCAAGGAGAGGCAGGAATAGCCCTACGCAGCCTGTAATTCACAGAGCGTATGAAGCCCTCCGCGCCGCGCTGGAGCAGGAGAATGGGCGCCCCTGTAGTTGTCGATGGGTGAACGACACCATGACGCAGGAATGCACGCTGCACCGAATCATCAAGGAACAGGCGCACGACTGGTGCGAGCGAGCCAAGGCGGCCGAAGCAAAGCTGGGCGAGTGGCGTGAACTGACCCAGCAGCTTGTTGCGTGTCACGAAGAGGACACTTGCCCTGCTGTGAAGCAAGCCAAGGAGATGCTGGAGCAGGAGCCGGTGGCGTGGGTCAATGCTGACCATTTGCAGGGGCTCACGTTGGGACACTACGGGCACGCTGAAATCTACACGGGTGAGTCACAAGGGCGCATTCCCCTCTACACCCACCCACCCCGCCGCGAGCAGGAGCAGGAGCCGGTGGCAATAAAGGATGACGACGGTCTTACGCTGAAGGCTGGTTGGGATGATTTGCCAGTGGGGACACCCCTCTACACCACCCCACCCCGCCGCGAGTGGCAGGGGCTGACGTTGTTAGATCGGTCGCAGATCATGGCTGACGTTACGGCGAACGGCAATGTGGGCATAGATTTGCTGATCTGCGCCTTTGAAGACGCCTTGCGAAGGAAGAACACATGACTGAACAAGCAATAGCTTTGCAGTTGGCTGATGCGATATGGCCGTGGCCCGGTATCTCTATCTTGACAGATGGACAGGCAAGGAAGCTGTCCCAAGCCGCCGCCGAACTGCGCCGGCTGCATGAGGTTGAAAAGCAGCGCGACGAACTGCTGGCGGCGTTGAAGCGCATCAAGGAAACAGGCGTCTTTGTCGGCGCAATCGCGCAGGAGATGATGGACGCCGCCATCGCGAAAGCGGAGGGAGCGAAATGAAACTGACACCGTGGTTCCCCGCTCATGTCAAGCCGGTGTATCCGGGGGTGTATGAGGTGCGGTTCCCGCCCGGTACATGGTATCGCCGCTGGGATGGCACGCGTTGGTATGGTGGTAACTCTGACAAAAAGATAGCAGCACTCGCAACCTTAAAAGGCGCCAGCCCTTTACCGTGGCGCGGCCTCGCAAAGCCGCCGAAAGGATGGGGGAAAGCATGAAACTCACACCGTGGTTCCCCGCTCATGTCAAGCCGGTGTATCCGGGGGTGTATGAGATACAAAGCGACAGTATAAATTGGTACCGGCGGTGGGATGGCAACCGTTGGTTTGTTGGAGCCACAACAAAGGAGTCTGCTGCGGTAGAGACGATCCCGTTCTTTGGAACGCCTGATGCCCCGTGGCGCGGCCTCGCAGAGCCGCCGAAAGGATGGAAGACATGATTGCGCGAAACGTCTCACTGCTGCTGGCGGTGTTCTTGCTGATCACGATCTTAATGGTAGCCGCCTGCTCTAAGGCGGGGGAGCACAGCCTCGATAATGTGCCGACAGGGTGGAAATCGATTGTAAGCCCCGGCAACGCTTGGACCTATGTCGTTCCCGTAACGCTGGACGACGGCACCCGCTGCATTGTTCTGACAAGTAACAGCAACAGGGGTGGAATCACTTGTGACTGGGGGAAGAAATGACCAACGACGACCGCATCCACGTTGTGCCGATCAACGATTTGCGTGAGCACACGGCATCCCCCGACTGCTGGTGCAAGCCAACCGAGGATGATGAGTACCCCGATGTCTGGGTGCATAACTCAATGGACGAGCGCGAGCAGTACGAACAAGGTAGGAACAAATCATGACCAACGACGACCGCAACTTCGGCCTTGCCCCATTAAAGCGAGAGGGTGCCGTTATGGACCCTGATGAGTTCGTTTGGGAGTGCGATCTCAACAAGTGCGAACGGTGCCGTGCAAAGTACCTTAACTGGAAACGGCGGTACGCAGAAGATCAGGAGGGAAAGAAATGAAACTGACACCGTGGTTCCCGCCTGATGCCGAAAGGATGAAAGAAGTGACCAACGACGACCGCAACCTGCACACCTGCAACTACTGGTGCATGAGGCCCGAGTGCATCCTTGCGCAGCGCAACGAACTGCGCGACAGGGTACTGAAGCAGAAGCCCACGCTATGGGCACACAAGGACAACCCGCACCTGATCACTTATGGCAAACCGCTGGCCGAGGAGCAGTGGGACGCGATGGGGCCGCTCGTATGAACAGAGAAGACATCATCCGCATGGCGCGGGAGGCTGGGTTCAAAGATCATGGTGTTGCCGAGATGTGGGGCAACCTGACCGCCCCTGAAGAATCTATTGAACGCTTCTTCAAGCTGGCCTACGAGGCCGGTGTCGCAGCCGAGCGCGAGGCGATCAGCGACGAGTATGCGTCGCGCCTTCAAGGCGATCTGGAACATGGTGTTAAGTGGCTAAACGAAGCAGCCAGCGAGGAGTTCACGAAGAAATATCCTGAACTGTCGGCGTTCCTGCAGTGGTTGGATGCCCGATCATTACGCTGAAGCAATCCGCGCAAGGGGAAAGAAGACATGAGCAATATGCGAGAGCAGCTAATGAAGATCATTTCGGAAAGCTATGACCGAGGTGTGGCTGACGCTCTAAAAACTGCCGTAGAAGCTACCGAGAAGGCCATTGCTCATGCAGTCGCAGTTGAGCGCGAAGAACTTGAAAAAGAGTTGCTCAAACTGAAGCGCAATGTCGTAGCCCCCAGAGACTACACCCAAGGTCGTTGGGATCTGATCGGAGAGTTTCAGGACATCATCCGAGCAAGAGGTAAACAGTGACCCGCACCGACAGCACCCGCACCGCTGCTGTCGACCCCGACTACTACTGGCGACCCATGAGCACCTGCCCGGTGGGTAGCAAGGTGCAATTGCTGGGGCAAGGCGGTGTCGCGGCCTACGGGAAGTGGAACGGTAAAGACAATTTCTGGATGGGCTGGGCACCGCTGCCGAAGATCAGGAGA